GAAGTTAGCCCTCGTTTGGGCTCCCTGTTGCAGGTTAAGTCTGCCACTATCTCCAGTGTCCGCGCGGCGGTCTGTGGGGTCGTGGCTCAATATGCGATTGGGGACCAACTGTATGAGGGCCGCGGGAAGTTCATGCGCGCACAGCAGTCTTATGCTGCGCGACATGATGTGAGCACCAAGCCCGGTTCATCTGGTATGGGCCTCTACTCTGAGGAGAGGGGGACATATCGCTTGGTGGGCGTCCACACAGGTGGTGTGCGCGTTGGTAAGACCAACTGGGCGGTCGACCTTAGGCCCCTCTTTCGTGCCAAGATTAATGTTAGAATTAAAACGGCGGAAACTGAGGAGTATGAAGACTACCCCGATGACAAGCTCTTTTACCAGAGGTCCAAGGGGAAGTTTAGAAATACTCACACCGAACAGGACCACGGTTTGTGGCTTCCTCGTTATATGGTGGAACAGGATGAGGAAGAGGAGTTCTTATTTCTCCCTGAACAAATGGGTGAGAAAGAGGAAGAAGTTGAGGTCGGATCTGTCAAGGATTCAGCTCCTCCCGCTTCTCCTTCCCAACAAGGGAAGGTTTCTGTGGAGCCCCAGTGTTCTTTTCGGTCGGCCCCCGTGGTGGGGGGCTACTCGTACGTAAAGAACGCCCTTCGTGGCTTGACGAGTCGGGAGCTCGAGCGTATTGCGCAGAGCTCATTAGATTTAAGCAAGAAGACTGGGGAGCAGTCCGACTCGGCGAAATCCAAGAAGTTGGTTTCGTCGAGTACATCAGTAAAGGACACCAAGCCAAAACAGGGAAGGAAAGTCAACACCAAGTCTCAGCAAAAGAAAGGGACTGCGAAATCTCGAAATTGATTCGGGGTTATCGCCCTCCTAGACGTGGTGGTTTCCATGAGTGTCGGTCGCTTGAGTTGCAACTCAAGCAGGCGGCTCGGACCCATGAGATTCCCAATGACGCTAATCGGCTCAAATCAATTAACTTGATGGCTGAGAGGCTGAAGGAGTTCTATGGGGACTTTCCAATCCCAGATCTCAGTGACGAGAACCTGTTGAGTCAAATTTGGGACCCGGAAAGCCAGACCGGGCGCCTTTCTGAGGTCAAAGCAACGGCCGGTCCTGGTTTTCCACTTAGCAGTTTTGGTAGAACAAACCGGGCTGTTCTGGAAACACATGGAGCTGCCGTGATCTCCTTATCCTATGACAAGCTTTGTAAGCTCGTATCCCAGGATGTTGAGAGTTTGAAACTCTCCGACCGAGAGCTTATATTGGGTAACTATTTAGACCTTAATAAAACTTTCGTTAAGGGTGAACCTATGAAGGTGACCAAAGAGTCTGAGAGAATCATCAATTCAGTTTCCCTCCAAACGCAGTTGGCGGAGAGGGTTCTGTTTGATGGTTTCCATCGCTCTGTCATAGAAAATTATACCCCTGGCGCACCCC